TGAAAAGGCTGCACTTGATTTGATACCTCCAGAAGTACCTTTTTGCAAAATGTCAGAGTTTATAAAGTCTTTGTTTTGAATGTTGTCAACCTTTGTCACTCTTTATTAGCTCCGCGTTCTACTAACCCTTTCGCTGTCATTTTCGCCATAGACTTCTTGATGTTGTCCTTGTATTTTCTCTTCTCTCTCGTTGCTAACACTATCATCCTTGCTCTATGTATGGATAGGTCATGAAGTAAAGCTATATCTTTATAGGTGTAGCAACAGCTATCGTACATGTCCAATATATCTTCATTGCGCTGGCTCATGATCTCTCCTTCTTCTGTTTATCTCTTCCGCAGTACTCACATACGTACACCTTAGGTGCACCACATCCTGTACAGTTCGTTGTTTTGTTCTCTATTATCCTAACCCTTTCTTCTGACCAATTACGTGGCGCGTATAGCATAGCTGGGCCATCTGTCCATTTAATCTTCATTGCCACCCTTACTCCTCCCCTACCATAGCCCAAGCATCACTTAATTTTCCGCTTAAATCGGCGTTCTCTTCTTTAAGCTTCCTGTTCTCTTCTTTAAGCTTCTTGTTCCCTTCTTCTTCTCTCAGTGCTTTCTGTATACACTCTCTACACATACCAAAGAAAGGGTCTGGCAATGAGGTACATCCATCCATTATGCATTTATTCATCTAGTACTCCTTTGGCTTTATCTGTTCGAGCTTTCTTATTTTAGCGTTCCCTTTTGTGTCCCCATCCATATGAACCATAAAAGAGTCATCGTAAGGGTTATATCGTAGTATAACAGCGTCTCCTTCTAGTTCTCCTGTTTCTGTCCATACTTGCACCCAGTCCCCTTCTTGGATTGGTTTTATGGATGCTCGAATATGTTTTCCTTTTTTCATACTTCCACCTTATTCTCGTTATAGCATTCTAGGGCGAGTTCCTTACCTTCTTTTATTAGGGTACAGAGCAAGTCATCTATTCCAAGTGTTTCTGGGCTTATGATTGTCCTAGAGTGTGCTTTGCCTAGTGATATACCTAGTATTATCTTATCAGGGTATACGTCTGGTGCTGGTAGTAGCCTTATATCGTATCCTTCTAGGTGTGCGTCTTCGATTGCTTGTATTAGGTCCATTTTCTCTTCCTTTGGTTCGGTTATTCTTATTCGTATTTCCAGGCATCGCCGTCTTCTATATCGTCTTCTTCGTCGTAGTCCTGTATTCCTTCGATTTCTTGTATTTCTAATTCTATTATATCTAATCGGGTTTTCTCTAGAATCATAGCTACATCAGAGAACGTAAGCTTGTACTCATCTGTTAAGTAACAAGCTTCATTCCATAGGCGGTTAAGCCCTTCCTGCATACTCTGTACTCGTGTTGAGTACTGTTCTGCTTCTTCTTGCCACCATTCGTCCTCTTCCATCTTGATTTCCTTTCGTGTCTATAGATAGCGTCGCTTTATAATTACATATAAAGTCCGTACACCTAATCTTGTGTAAATCGAGCTCTAAGGGGCTATTCTTGCATTTCGGACAGATCAACTTTATCACCTCCGAGGGTGGTTTCTATTTTAATCGTCTTTACGTTCTTTCTGCAGTACGTCACACATCTCTCTATTACTTTCTTCTGAGCTATGCCGTCTTCTTTAGCTGTTCTCTTGACGTACTCTAAGTCGTCTTCGTTTATTGAAACTAATTTGTCCATATCTTTATTATATATCTTTTATATAGAAATGCAAGGTTTATTTCTTCTCCTTTAACTCAATCGTTATCAAGCCTTTCTTAGCCGTGTATCTCTTAACCTTGAAGTACTCAGATCTGTACTCTACGAAGTGGACTAAATCTAGTACTTTCTCACCGTTCTTTTTTAGTGATTCTCCGTTGTTGATCTCGATACAGTTCCCTTCGAGATCACCTTCTAAGTGCTTAGCTAGAATCTTGATCTCTTTTAGTTTCCAGTACTTAGCCTCGTTGTACTTCTCTACGTTCTTACGTGTATCTGCTGAACCTTTACCTGTCATTTTTTCTCCTTGAATATTATTTGTATTTTACCTTGTGAAGGGATTACATCTAGTACCTCGTAATCCAGAACCTTATTATAAGCCTGTGCCTTCAGTAAGGGTATTCTTTTAGTATTGCTATCCTTTGATGCGTAATTATATACCGTGATCTGGCTTCCTTCTGGGACAGAACTTAAAGCGCCTCCTAGCTCTAAGGCGAATTGAAATAGGTCTTTCATCTAAAAGCACTCCCGAACATATCTTCGAATTGAGATGTGCTCTTTTTAGCTGTTCTTTTTCCTTCTATGATACCGTTCACCTTACCAGCCTCATAGAACTGCCTTAACATGTTCTCGAATTGCTGAGGGGTCATTTGTACCTTCTGCCCTTCTTTGAGCTTTCCTTTTATATCGTTGAAACAGTCCTGGAATGATTTCATAGCTCTTCCCCGCCATCTTGGCGCGTATCTGTCGCGATGTACCTATATAGAAAGCCTGAATCGTTTATATCGTAACAATAAATGAACACTTGTGAGGGTTCATTCCAGTACTGTAACGTATCTTTATCGTAATCAGTCCCTACTTCTGGCTTAGGTGTACCTGTTGCAGCCCACCAATACGTCCATACTTCATCTCCAGGCTTTTCTTTAAGCCTAGCCTGGGCTAGCTCATGTATGAGATAATTTATAGTCCCTTTAGCTGCATTGAGTTCTAGCTCTTTCCTTATCTCTTCTTTTTCTGTATCTAGGTTCATAACGTTATACTCCTGTATTCTATAGTTAGTCTTGGTCTGGTTCCGCATACGTCTCTTAATATGTACCGTTTAGTCCCTTTTACGTACTCTACTTCAGAGGAGAATCTCTCAGCGTGGATTAGCTTCCAATCAAAAGCAGTTCTTAGGTCTTGGTACTTATCGTAAGATATCGTCTTAGATCTTGTCTTTTTTAGTTCTATCTTCATTTTAGATCCTCCTTGGTTCTCTTTATGGGGCATTTGCAGTAAATCCACTCTTTGTGCTCTGGCCCTACTACCAGATAATCAGAATTATAGCAAAAATGATATCCTTGCTTGAGTTCCTCGGCTGTTAAAGCTGGACATGTAGCTGCCCTTAGTGATAGTTTTGGACCTGTAGGCCATTTTAGTTCTTTGCGCCTTTCTTCTTTCATTTTAGATCCTCCTTACAGTTATGCTGAATTAAGCACGTCTCTTTAGTCTCGCACTTATCACAGAGTAAGGCTTCGCGTACCTCATTTAGGGCTCTTTGTCTACGCTTGATTAAAGCGAATTCCTTTTGGGTTCTTCTTGCGTTCTCGCTCATTTAGAAATACCTCCTAGAAGATCTTCTCGAACGAAGCGTACGTGTGAGGCGAATGTGGGTGTGTCTCCAATCTTCATACATGGAATAGTGGCCTCTAGTGTGTTCACTATATACCAGAAAGCAAAGTACCTCGTATCGTGTCGCTCTATCGATTTACCTATTACAGACCCGAGTCCCCAGCCATCACAATAGAAACCTCCATCTAACTCTAACTCTACCTCGATATCTACATACTCAGGTGCTTCTTCTTTAAGGGGCTCTTCGTAGATCTCCCAGCCTTCGTCTAGGTGCATGTCATCAAACATTACAGGGACTCCGTGACATGATATAAACCAGTTACGATTCCAGTAAAAGTTAGCCGTAGAATTTGACCAGTTAGTATTGCAAATCCTCTTACCATCAAGCATTGCTTGTATTGCGTCTTTCTTATTCATTGTGTTCTCCTTCGGTTATATGTTTGGTTTGTATTCAGGTAATCTATCTTTGAACTCTGTACTCCCTGGATGGAACCATAAGTCCGCTATACCTGTTCGTCCGTTCCTGTTCTTCTCTATCTTCAGTACTGATTTTATTCTATGGGCTCCTTTTAGTTCTTCGTTATCGGTTTCTCTTTCTCTATGCAGGAGCCAGACTTGGTCCGCGTCTTGTTCTATTGCGCCTGATTCTCTTAAGTCCGACATCTTAGGTAAGGCTCCTTCAGTTCCTCTGTTAACTTGAGCCAATATAACTATAGGTATATCTAATTCAAGGGCTAATGATTTAATTTCTGCTGAAATAGTAGCTACTTGGTTCTCTCTAGAGAAGAAATCACCCTTTATACGGATTAACTGCAGGTAGTCAATCATAGCTACTTGTATACCAACTTTCTTTACTGCTCTACGTATTCTCCGCTTGATACCTGTCCAGTCCCTGCCTACGTCGTCGAACCATATATTAGCCTCAGATGCCTTGTCTATTACCTGTGTTAGCTTGGTACTTAATTCGGCTCTGCTTAGGGTCTTTACTGTGTACTGGTTCGCACCTATCTCTGTATAGAGTAATCTAGTAAGAAATTCTTCTGCTTTCATCTCTAAAGAGCCAACGTAGGTATTGATACCGTTATTTGAGAGGTTCTGGGCTATATTTCCACATAGCGAGGATTTACCAATCGAAGGACGGCAGGCAATAACGGTCATCTCGCCCCTTTTAAGGGTGCTTATACGGCTAATGTTAATAAATCCAGTGTCGTACCCGATTGAAGCCTCATCGTCGTCCAGAACCCCCTTAATATTGCTTATAGCCCCCTTCATCGCGTCTTTGTAGTGCTTTATGTTAGAATCCCGCTGTTCTTCGCCTATCTCTTGAAGGGCTCTTTCTGTTGAACTAAGTATCTCATCTACATCTGCGCGCTTCTTTGAGCCCTCCTGGATAGCGTAATCACAAGTCTTTATCAAGCGTCTCTTCTTAGATAGATCTGTCATGGTCTTAACGTGCTGTTCTACGTTAGCAGAAGTTCCTAGCTTATAAGCTATATCTATAACGTAATCTGCCCCTCCTTCATCGTTAGTCCTGAAGATGTACTCATCTGCTACAGTATCTGAAGTGATCTCTTTACTATCATCGTAGAAGTCTGATAAGATCTGGTAAAGGGTCTTAGTCTCCTTGAAGTCAAAATCATCCTCTGAGATAGTATCAAAATACAAGTGGTGCTCTTCTGGTGCGTTAAATAGACAGGCTAGGACGTTCTCTTCTACGTGCTTTGATCTAAGTTCTCTCATTTGGTTACCTCCTTATTCCTCATTCTTTTAACTAAATCTTCCGTGAAGTGCCTCCCGCAAACTGTATTTTTAGTTTCTAGGTGAATGTACATCCAACCAGAACCGCCATCATTTTGAGAGCACCACAAACAAAAACGCCCTACATCATTTCTCTTCTCCCATCCTTCTTGGGGGATCCATCCTTGGTCGGTCTTCATCTTAAAATAACTCCTGTTGTCTTGTCTGTTCGTGTATTCTCTCTTGCGCTGCCTTGAAGTAGTCCTCGTCTAGTTCTATTCCTATAAAGTTTCGGCCTGTACTCTTACACGCTACGCCTGTGCTGCCTGAGCCCATGGTTAAATCTAGGACTAAATCACCCTCGTTGCTAAATGTCTTTATTAAGTCTTCTAGCAATAGGACTGGCTTTTGTGTTGGGTGGTGACCTGTGTAATCCTTCTTGTATTTCAGTATATTTGATTTATGCTTCCCCCCTTCCCATAGGTTAAAGATTGAGGGGTATTGCTCGTTATGGCTCCTTAAATATCTAAGCCTTTCTTCTTCTTGAGTTTGCTTAAATGCTATATCTATTTCTTTTAGCTCTGGGAAATGGGTAAACCCACTCATCTTATCAATTTTGAACGTGGATATAAGCTCTAGATATGTAGCTTCTGTGCATAGACTGTACTGTGTACTATTGATCCTTAGCGTGTGATCCGCTCGCTGTCCTACCTGTGCTATAATCTGTTTTTTGTTAAGCCCTATATAATTTAGTACTTTCTTAAAATAGCCCCTTAATGGGTGTTCGCCTTCGTAGTCATATGCAGGCACAGAACCGCTATTCTTGCTAAAAACGAGGATGTCTTCGTAGTAATTCAACGGGGCTTTATTTGCTAGTAAAGCATGGCCATAGTTGTCTTTTTCCCATATCATACAATAGCCGAATGGAAGGTTGGGTCCCGCACTATTTATAAGTTCTGTTGTGAATGGTTGTTGCGCAAATAACACCATTTTTCCATTTTTTCTTAGTAATCGATTCGCCACATCCATTATTTTACTGCTATCTATCACCTTATCCCACTTAAAGGAATCTATTCCCCTGCATTTTACTTGTTCTTTGTAATTAAGCTTTTCCATGGTCCCGTAAGGTAAATCTGTCAATATGAGATCTATGGTACCGCTTTCTATGCGTTCACTCTCTACCATACAATCGCCGTTTATTAAGTCTAACTTCATTACATCTCTCCTCTATCTAGTTTGTCTTGTCTTAGGTTCTCTTCGTGGCGTTTAAGCTCGGCTTCGTCGGATAGGATGTCGGGGGCTTCTTTAGATGTGCCTTGTTGGTCTTCCCATCGCTTCTGAGATAGCCATGTAGCTGGGTGAGGAATGTACTGCTCTTCCTCTGAGAATTGATAAACCCGCAACGCCGCCAAAATCGCTACGTGTTCAAGTTCATCTATCTTTTTCCAATTACTATCAGCTTTCTGCTTATTAATCTTTCTAGGGTATAACTCCCAAAAGTCTTTAAAAGATTCTTGGGCTTTTAGGTCTTTTTCTAGTTTCTTTAGTTTCTTTTCCTTTCCTTTAGTTTCCTTTAATGCTTGAGCTTCGCTAGAGTTTTGCTTAAGCTTTGCTCTAGCTTTGCCACCTTTAGAACCAGCTTTCCTTCTCTTTTCTCGTATTTTATCAGCTATTTCCATGCGTCTAAGCAGTGATTCTGAATAGATTTTACCCTCAGAATGTACCAATAAGCCTAACTCGTAGCATTTGCTAAGCACTTGCTTAAGCTTTGCTAAGTCAATAGCCAGTGATAACGTTAGATATTCTACTTCTTCAGTAGTAAAGGTGTAATCTTTCTGATTTCTTAAGCTCTCTATAATACCCCAGAAAAGACCGTATCCTTCCCATCCGAATTCCATTCTAAGTTTAAGTATCTTGGGGTCCATGAATGCATTTGAATCATGGCTAAAATAATAACTATCTTTACTCATTGTCGTCTACCTTATTGTGCTTCTTTTTGTTGCAGGTTATGCACATCCCTTGCAGATTGTCTAGTGTATCGGCACCACCTCTTGAGATAGGGTATATATGATCTAAGGAGAACACAATAGATTTGTAGCCGTTGACGTAGTGGTGTGGGTGTGGCGTCTCCCATGGTGCATGGCTACCTATGGATTCAAACAGCATCGTCCTAAAACATATAGGGCAAATACCTTTGCATTCATCCCATTTAGCTTGCCTGACTTCTTTATTCTTCCCGAGTTTTCTTTTTGTCATGTTTTTCACTCCATGAGTTAAAGTGTATCCCGTCTGGGTGAAAAGTCAGAGCGGTAGAAGATACAGCTCTCCAGACGAGATACGAATTTTTATGATTTGTAAGCGCTTTCACTCGCTACCCTTACTATAGCCTCTTTATAATCAATTACAAGCCTTTTACTTTATCTTGAACCTTACACTTCAATTCGCACTCAGAGAGCATCCCTTGAAGTGTCCTTTCGTTCGTTCTTAGAATTACGATCTCTATAGTCTGCATAAGGAGGATTATCCCTAAGAGGGCTATAACTACTCTAGCTTGGTTTAGGTAACTCATGAGTCCTTCCTGAATAGGTAGTACGTGAAGAGGTAGTACTTGTTTTCATGTATACCTAGAATTAGATCTGGGATCGCGTATAAAAGAGGAAGCGTGCCTTCTTTGGTTCTCATAACTACCTCGTCTTCTTTAGGTTGGTAATCCCCGTCCTCATCCCACTCAGGTTCACCTATGTAGGTATAACCAGGTATATGTGGGTCTCTTGTCAGGAACTCCTCAGCTATCTCTTTATCTATTTTCTTTACTAGTGGGTCCAGACTTACTACTTCATCTGGGAACTCCCCTTTAAGCAACTCTCTTAATTCTTGTACTGATCCTTCGAATTTCATTTAGTTCTCCTTCTGGTTTTTAATAAGGCTGATCTGTTATATCGCCTGGGTTTAGTATCTCGCACATCTGAGCCTCTTTTAAGGACTCCTCTTGTTCTAGCTCAAGAAGTACAGCTTTACGTTCTTTGTATATCTCGGCTTGGTCTGAGTGGTACTTAATCATATCTAGGCAGTACAGTATCTCGTGCTGTATCTCTTGCTTAGGTGTTAGTTCTGAGGGGTCCATTTAGTTCTCCAGTAGTTCGGGGTTTTCGTACATGTTGCCGATTACTGTTATTTTACCACTTACTAGAAAATCCTTGACATTATAAGACCCTCCTTCAAACTCCACAACCTTTTTACCTATATTATTATAAGGCACAAGGAATATATCACCCTCATAGATCTCTGTGCCGTTTTTATCCTTTAAGCCTGTGTATTGCATTAGGACTAAATAACTTACTTGCTCTCCTGTCAATGCGTTTCTTACTAGCAATGTTTGCATTGATTGAGCGGGTAACATTTCGCATGTATCTTTATCCCATGCTCTAAACTTAATCTCTCTCATTATTCCTCCTCACAGGTTTCTCTGCATTCCTCACAACAGAGGCACATAAAAGAACCATCTGAGTAATTAGGGCATTCTTTAGGTATTGGCGATGTAGTATGTTCACACTTAACAGGCCAGCCCATGTATTGTGGATTAAGCGAATTAAGCGAATCTTTGAGTGATTGAGCGATTGGTTTATCCTCTGAAATCATCATCAAGCTCCTGTATAAAGTTATGTACCCCTAGGATAACAAAGCATACTAAGGTTATTATGAAGCCAGCTCTGTAGGATTCTAGACAGTACCCTACCCCAGAGCCGATAAGTAATGAAGGGACCGCGTAAAGGAAGTAATTCATGCTTTCTCCTCTAATTTAATTATATAGTTATCTGGGTAATTCTCCATTCTATCATGTCCACCTTGGCAAGAATAAAACCCACCTTTCTTTATAGTTAGATCTAGGTCTTTATTAGTTAGGCTCTTTGTTACCGCCTTCTCGTGATCTGACTCAGGGGTAAGTATCACTTGAAATAATCCGTCCTCTATGTAAATAGCAGTCTTCATAATGAGTTCACCTTATTTAATGCATCTTTTAAGGCTTGTTCGTAACCTTCCTTGTAACCTTTATCATAGGCAGCTATGTATTTATCCTCCATTTCTGAGATAGTCTCTTTGGGTTCTTCGTAGATTTCCCAAGTAGCGTCATCCTTCATAAGTATTCCTATATGAATTGCGTCGCCATCCTCATCCACGAAAGATTCACTAAGGTGTATGTAATCTATGAAGTTTTTATCGCCTATCCAATCAACCCTACAAACCTTCTTTCCATCCAGCATTGCTTCCATTGCTTCTTTTTTATCCATTTTCTCTCTCCTTTGTTGTATTATCTTAATTTTAGATTACTGTAACCAAATAGACGGGGTGAATCCCCCATCCTTTGGTTTACCCTGGGCTTTTACGAGCTCAGGGTTTTTTGTTGTGAACGCGCTCCTGTAAAGCTTTATATAGCTTCATCCAGCCTTTAGGGAGTGTGGTTCTATCCGCGTGTACCTTACGGGTATCTAGTCTATCGAGGATCCTCATTGGTCGGACTTCAAATTTCTTCATTTTATCTCCTTTGGTTTCATTCTTTTAGGGTTGAAGCAATATAGGTTATATATAGATCTATGTCAAGGCTCTTTATTTGTAAAAGTTGTAAATCAATTTAGTAATCCGACTTGCTTCTGTAGTGCTCTTTTTAGTCAAACTGCGGCTAGTAATTGAATTGATAATGGAAAGCATTTGCGATTCTGTCTCATTATGGCCACAAAAGAAGTCGCGCTTGCTACCATCTTTTAATACATCGACTATCAATGCGCCGTTATCATTCAAGCTCGCGTTGAAGCTTATCCCTTGAAAGCTCGCTTCATTGATTTCGGTAAGCCACTTGCCTTGATTAATTGTTTCAACACTCATGCAGAACTCTATGTGGGTAGCTTATAGCGTATTCTATTCTCTCCAGTGACTCTATACGCTCAGAAGATATAATCCCGCCGCTCCTCTTGTCTTTTATTTTTAACTTCCAGAAGTCAAGATCTATAAGGATCACCCAATCGCTATCGCCATCATAATACTCTAGGGTCTGGCCACTGGATAGTTTTATATTGTGGCTATATCCCCACATCAGTGCATAAAAATACCCGTGTCTCACTTCTGATAGACTGTCATCCCATCTCGGCAGCTGCTTCCCCCATGGGGTATACAGGTAGTCTTTCTGATATGGATTAATACCCATCTTCGCACCTATCTTCGTAGAATTCCGCATCTATCCCTCTGAATAAAGTTTGCAACGCTTCTGAATTGTCACCCTCTGTATTCTTAGGCGATGTTTTATGATATTTGTCCATTATGGATTTAATTGTAAGCCTAAGTGGGCCTTCGCTACCACTGTCCTTAACCCAGTTATCATAACCGTATTTCATTACGTTTATAATTCTATCTTCTGCTGATAGGTATTTCATTATCGATCCTTTTTTGTTGGGATAGTTGAGAATTTAGTCCAAGCATCTGCTTCGCCTTTTGTAGTGAAATGCTCTATCTCGTCCCATGCTTTATTTTCGTTCCTTACAAGGACTACCATGTAAGTTGTTTCTCCGTTGCCAGCTGTTCCTGTGTGATGCTCATAGTGGTGTGTCTCTTTTAGGTTTTTCATTTTGTTTCCTTTGGTTTAGGGGTTGAAGCAATATAGGTTATATATAGATCTATGTCAAGGGTTAGCTGTACTTATTTTTAATTATCTCTTGAAGTTCTTTTATCCTGGCCTGTTTCTTCTTGATTGTACTCTTCCTCATAGTACCGCTTTTCTTGCCTTTCTTTATAGCTTTACGTAATAAGGAGGCCTCTTTATGTTCGGCGAACTTATGAGAGGGGTGGAAGGGGTTCTGGGAGTAGTCCGCTTGCCAGAAGTGCGTCAACCTAAGAAATAGTTCGTACACCTCTACATTATCCTCTGTAGTGTCAAGCCCAGCGAATCTTTTAATCCCATTATGTATCTTGCCCTCAAGGCTATTGCAAGACCTATGTAGGACTGCTCGGACTCTCCCATTTTCATGTTGGTGGTCCAGCACTTCTAAGCCTCTCTCTATGGGTTTATTGCATATAAGACAAATCCCTCCTTGCCCCTTTAGTAATCTATCCCTGATCTCCTTAACCTTTTGTGCAGTCGTCACAGTTACACTCCTTTATTTTATTAATATACGCCTGATTACCCCACTGCTTAAATGTGAATTCATTGTAAGATTTAGCGGCTGCATGTTTACAGTCAGAATAATTAATAGTATGCTTTTTGTAATTTATCTTCGTTACAGCTACCCATTTATTCATTACCTTACACCAAGATACACCTTTATAACCTGACTTATTATTTTTAGACAGCGGTCTATTTAACACATTTAAAAGAGGTGATGCTATCCGTAGGTTCTCTATATGGTTATCGCCCTTAATTCGGTTTATATGATCTATAGAGTCAGGACAATCCCCGTTGTTATGCAAAGCGAATATCAATCTATGTTCCTTGTATTGCTTCCCCAGCAGTGTCCCACATATATAGCCATCTTTGTCTGGTGTGCCAAATCGCTTACCAATATTAGGCCCAGCTCCGTTCTTGCGTTTCTTTTTCCAGTAAAGGTGTCCTTCTTTGTACTCTAGCCACTCGTTTACGTCGTCGATACTTATTGGTAGTATTGCTCTCACAGTTCGTTACTCCTGATTAAATGAGCCCTAACTAGGTAACGATGCAACCTGAAGAAGGTAGCACTAGGTTTGGCTCGAAATTGAATTAGTCTCGTTACTGACTTACTTAATTGTACTTATAAACAAAGTATATACAAGTCATTTCCACCACAGAGTCAGACTTTTAAATAGCTCTGCCATTTGTGTTACTTCGTCCTTATTGTAGTTAACGATTGTGTCTAGGTCACCGTCGCACCATAAGTCATAGATGTCTGATCCATCTGGCCCCCCTTGCTTGCCCTTGTACCCGTAGTACTGTAAGATAATATCTAAAGATGTACCTGTACGAGTCTTGCCTTCTTTGTCTGTAAAGGTATTAGGGCAGCTAGGTAAGTGGTGCATGAAGTCAAATACTACTGGCTTCTCTTGCTTGTCTATAGGCCTCCATGTTATGTATTTATGGGGGTATTCACTCACCCAGTCAGGTAGGAATAGTGGATGCATGAGATGCTCGTCCGCTAATTGCCTGTACTCTACATCGAAGTACCTGGACTGAGACATAAGTTTAGAACGCATCTGATTGAAATCAAAACCTCGCTTGCCAATAATATTATGGCCGACCCATAGTATATCTTTTATATGTATATCTAAATCAGAGAACCAACAAAGAAAGCCTATAAGGTTAGAGTGTTCATCTTCTCCAGCGAAAGTATGCACGTGGTTATCTCCTAACTTTACAGATATTGAGATGATCTGCGAAGTCTTATCATTCAATGAACGCCTTTTCCAAGCTTTCAAATCCGCGACCATAAATTTATCGAAGTCCTTGTTGTATTTAATGAGCTCTGAGGCGTATTTCTTCTCTATGTAAGCCTCTTGTTTTTCTGGGTCTTTGATGGCCTTAGAGGGTGCTATATCCTCTATTAGGGGCTCTACTTCTTTGTACTCCTGTGGGGTGTATTCTCCCCTAGGGACTGTCTCAATATCTATTACTAATGGTATCATCTTATTTCCTTTTCCTTGGTTTTCCGTACACTTCTTCATAATACCTATTAAAGAAGTTCTTCTTAGCTTTTCTTTTGTACTCAGCGGAGCCATTCCCGTTACTTATAGCGAGGAGAGACTCATTGAATCTCTCCTCTGTCATTGGTCGTCTATCTTTCATTTAGTGAATACCAGTGTTGTGACTAACTGATCTCTATACACAGTGGTACTAACGCCAGCGTACTTAAAGCCCTCCTCTTTTAGAATATCTAGATCATCCTCTGTCTTCTTTACCATTTCCTTGTTATCCGATGCATGTATTATTCGTACTTCTTGCGTGTCAATCCCTTTCATACTTCCTCCTAAAATGGTATATCGTCTACTGGTTCATCTTGGGGTACAATACCGCTTTCATCATAAGCCTGTCCTTGTGGTGCTTCTTGTGCCCCCTCCAGGGTACTAAAGAACTCTTTAACCTTGAGCTCTAAGAATATATCGTGGTCTCTAAAGTCCCAGTCCCCTAGATCGTCTTGAGTCACATCAGGAAGACCATTAGGAGTCTCTTGTGAATACGCCCACTGTATATTATTACCGCCTTGGGATATATTAAGTTTAGTCTTACCCCTCTTGTTCTTGTACACAGATATCTGGACCTCTTTCTTCACATCTACATTAGGTAACGGTTTAGCGAACCCTGATAGATAAGTCATAGGTAGCTGCAGAACGATATTATCGTCTAAGTTTATCTGGATCTCTTTGACTTTCTTAGAACCGAATTCCTTAACAGCTATCTCTCCACCTGTTATGTACCCTTGGACCTGGTTGTAGGTCTTCTCTGAGACAAGTTTACCTTCGTTAGCTCCTTTAGTTAATTTACGTTGTACCGCACCTTCTGTCCCGTCGGGTACTCTTTGTACGAGCTTCCCGTCAAAGATTGAGATGAAGTCCTTGTTACCTTGTTGTGTGTTCGTTAGTTCTGCCATTTTAGTCCTTCTCCTGTGTTGTTGTTGTATTTTCGAATGTTGTATTTCCTGGCTGGTAATTCCCATTAGTGTCAGTAAAATCAGGATGGTCTACACTCCTTGTCACCCTTACGCTTGGATGGCCGAACACTTTAGACACTAACTCATTCATCATTTTGCACTTATCTTCAGCTGCCTCTGTTTTCATACCTGCGTACGCTATCTTATGGTTAACATCTATAGCGTTATTGACGATATCGATATTAGCCTTCATCTCAGCCTTTAGCCCTATTATTTCATTGTTAGCCTTATTTAATTCATCTTGGCGATTTGAGTTAGATGCTTCAAGCTCTTTGTTTATCTTTAGTTGTACTTTTAATTGTTCTGACTCACCCTCTAGTTCTTTTAGCCTCGCCTGCAAGGCGTTACCTACTTCTAGGGGTAGATTCTTATTTATACTATCTACGATGTCTTGTTGCATACCCATCTTATTTATTCCTTAATTTAGTTATACTTTGTTGTATTTTCTTTATACGGATATCTAAACGTGTAGCCATCCATATAAAGACGAAGTTAAGTACTGACTGAATTATCAGTACTGTTGGTATCATTTCGTTTGCTTCCATTTCTCTTCCTGTTTAGGGGTTAAATTACATATATAAGCTATCTTCTGGTCATAACAACGCTCACAGGTAGGCTTACAGCCCTCTGTACGTATCCCAGCTCTCTCAGAGGCTCTTCTTAAGTACGCGCATTCTGAGCACTCCATTAGTTCACCTTCCTTTTAGGGTCAACTAAAGCATTTAAGGCTAGCTTAAGTCTAGTATTCTCTAGGAGCAATTCTTCTCTGCCTGCATGCCAAGCTTTAATGGTGCATTCATCACGTGTACTGGCTGGAACTCTACGTAAACGCTGTAAGGTATTAGCTTCTATAGGGCTCATTTAGATTCTCCTTTTAGCTTAACTAAAGCTTTTTCCTTGAATTCCTTGAAGTCAGCTGATCTACCGTAGTACTTTAACTCGAAGTCTGTCACCAAGAAGTACTGTATTAATTCTTCAGCTGTATTAAACCAATCTATATCAAGTCTTAAAGATTCTATGAGTTCGTCTACCTCTTTATAAGAGTCGCAAGCCAGCAAAGAATCACAGCCAGAGCATGACCCCCAGCCAAAATTAAGGTATCCGTATTGTCTCCTTGATGGATTCTTATATAGTACCCATGAGTCCCCTTGATAGTCATCTTCATCAACCTGTAAAAGTATTTCTCCGAAGAGCTCCAGTATAGGCTGGTATTCGTATACACCATCATAACTCTCGGGGGTAAGTTCAAATCTAAAAGAAAAGCTTTCCAGTTCGGGGGCTTCGTACTTATTAGGGTACAAGTCTTTAGCTGTTTTCATCCTTGACCTCCTTGTGGTGGTTTCTCTCCTAGAGCTGAGTACTTAGCGAACTCAAAGGCTTTAAGTGCGTCTTCTTTGCCTACCATTAGTAGAGCCATCCTCATAGCTGCACATAATATACCTGCTACCTTATCTGCTGCGTTTGGATCATCCTTAGTAATGATGTGAAAGGGCTCTGTCCCTTCGTTGTAGCCTTCGTCAAATGGATTCTTTTCTTCGTATTTAGATGTATCTTCTACGGGTAAAGCATGATCTAATAGGAACTTTTTATAGTTATCCATTACGCCACCCAGCTTTCATTGTAGCCGAACTTCTTAGCGATTCTGTCACATTCTTTTTTCATTTGCTCGTTAACAAGTTCGATTTCTCTTTCTGTCATGCCTTCCGTTAATTCGCTGTTCTCTTCCCAGTACCCCATACATAGTGCGAGTTTTTCAAGTATTACATCTTGTGCTTTTTTCTTGGGCGTTGTCTTTGTGTCGTTTGAAGTAATCATACTATCTCCTTTTGGGTTAAAGCAATATAGGATCTATATAGAGTTAAGTCAACACCCTTTTTAAAAGATTTCTTATTTTTTTATTAGAGGAAGTCTAGATAGATATAAAGAAGTCTATAGTTTATGTACTATTGAACCTAAAAAGCCCCTTAGCGTTAACTAAGAGGCTACCAGGAGGAGAAAAAATGCTATCTCATAAGTAAGGGTTCGAAGTAAGCTTGTTCTCCGTCTATGACAGCTCCACACCCTAGTATTGGTTTTTTATTGAACTTAACACCGTACTCTAGTTGAAGGTGGTCTTTATCGAGTAAACACCCTACATTCATTCCGAATACCAAAGAGCTCTGATTAGCGTGATACCAAACTCCAGCAGCGCTGTGTGTATGGCCTTGTACGTAAGACTTGAACTCTACTTTAGCATTAGTCAGTGCTGGAGTTTGGCCTCCTGAGCCTTGGTCTCCATGTGTATATATAACGTTATCTATCTCTAGCTTGGTAAACCTAGGATGCTCTACCCATCCGTCTAGGTCGTACATGTCAGAGACTGACCGTATAGCGTACTCTGGTAACTCTGCATCTAAAGCTTTACGCATATAGTTAGCGCAATGATTACCTATTAAGTACTCCGCTTCTGGGAATGCTTGGACTATCTTTTGTACTTGTCTATACGCTTGCTTGTATTCTTCGTAGGGGTTTCTGAGGTTTAGTCTCTTTTGGTGGTACGATATAGCACCGTTATCTATAAGGTCTCCTAGCATTATAACCTTATTGCATTTGTACTTCTTGTAGATCTTCTTTAAGTGCTTGATTGCGCCCTTGTGCAATGCTGGGGCATGTGTACAGCTAAATGTTAAGACCCTCATATAACCTCCTAGTTATTATTTCAATAGATTAAATACTATACCGATAAGCAATAATATAATCGATACAGCTAGAGCTAATTCTTTACCTTTCTTTTTGTTGTCCTCTATCTCGACTGCTTTTATTCTCTCTGTGTTAGATTCAAGTTTTCTAGAGTTCTCATAAACCTTCCCTATTAAACCTTGCGTATCTAAGTCACCTACTAGCTTGGTCTCTATCCGTTCGACTACTTTAGTCACATGTTCAATAGACCTTTGATAATCTAGATCGTCTTCGTCCGGCATCTTACTTCCCTTTAATCTTTTTAATTTTGTCTTGAAGTTCTGTACTCTGTGATTCTCTAGCCTGTTCTGCAGTCTCTTCATTCCAAGGGACGCCTTTATGGTCATCGAAGAAGTGGACTAACTCTTTAATATGTGATTCTCCTTTGGTTCTAGTCGCGTACATATGATAAACAAAGTAAGCTATACATAAGAAAAAAGCAATACCTAACGTCCAAAGAATTACTTTTAGAGCTAGGAGAGCTAAGTAGATCAAGATAGGGCCAAGTATACCTAGGCCTAATAAAGAGCCACCGCCTATTATTAAGTCTTTATTAAGTCCCTTTATCCCTAGAGTAAGCATAAGAACACCTATACAGCTCATAGCTATAAACATTAAGTAGTAGTACTTATAAGCCTTTTTAAGGGGTGCTGGGACCTTTTTCTTTGTCTTATCGTGTTTCTGTACAGATTCGCGGTCTTTCTGCTTCTGTGGCTTTAATTTAGAGATAGAGGTACAGCTAAAACAGATGCTCAAAACAAGGAATAAAATTAAGTACCGCATTACTTCTTCTCTTTAGCTTTAGCTTTATCCTTAGCTTTAACTAAATCCTCTATCTGCTCCCTTGTCTTCCCTGTACTTTCAGCGAGTAGGTCGAGTATAACCTCTGTTCTTGAGTCTAGTATAAGTACACCAACCTCTGCTGGTGTAGCATCTCTTATATCCTTCTCTGCTTGCTCTTCATCTGTTAGGTAAATCTTTTTACCGTCTAGCATTTTATGGTCGTTCATTTTAGTTCGCTCCGTATGATCTTAGTTTGAATATACCTGAGGCAATATTACCTGAGGAGTATATTAGTCTTATCTTAGTAATAGCCCCTGTTCCACCAGCGTAATGGCCGCCTATATGCTGTGCGTAATTATTGGCAGAACCTGTCATATTAATAGTACCTACAAATTTCTTGTACGTAGTAGTAGAATCTAATTCCCCGAACCAAACGGAACCAGAGCACCCCTCAGTGGCGAGATTACCATCACCATCTGATAACCTGACACTACCTGTAAACCTGTTGCCGCCTGTTGAGTTATTATTACTCCATCCACGGTCAGTTAAATAACTACTTGTTTGGTACGAACCTATGAATACTTGTAGGAGTAAAGGCTGTAAATCTGTCGCTGGTATCGAATCCTCTATTATTAATTGGTACGACCCAGTACTTACCGTGAACTCTACACTCGCAGAAGAGCTTGCTGTAACTGTAGTTGTAGTAAAGGGAGCAGAAGATGCGCCTTCCATAGTCAATCCAAAGGTCTTACCGTCAGCCATTCCTGTAGTCCCAGAAGCCACATGTACTACTACTAAAGTCCAGTACCCTGTTTCATCTGTAGCAGAGGTAACTGTAAAGAGCTCGCCGCCTGTAGGGTCATCTGTTTGGCCGAATCTAAGGTTTACACCCCCTGAGAGATTAGTCAACCATCCCCCCATGTCTATTCCAGCTTTGTCTAGGTCATCTATATAGAGTTCAGTGATCGAGCTCACAGTGGCATGATTTCCTCTAAATAGACCAGCTCCTGGGTCAGCCTTAGCGACTGTGTTGTCATATTCCCAGCTCATATTAGTAGTAGTATCGTTACGTACTGTAGCTACGTTGTTCCCTGAGTCAGTCACAGACCCATCTGTACTAAAGGTTATATTAGAAGTAGGCTGAACTGTTGTAGTCGCATCTTTAACAATGAACCCCGTTACAGCTGTTCCGTTCTGTGTCCCTGCTGGATCAACAAAGATCTGATCTTGATAGAAGATACACTTAGTACTAGCATCTTCAAAGGTCCACGTAAGGCGAACTACTCCAGCTGTCCAAGCTGCTGGGATTATATCTTTATCTACCACTGCTGTAGCTATGTTATTATCCCCTCCTGAAATAGTCAAGGATGAATCAAGAGCTACTGCTGAGTCCGTGGAGTTAATTAAGCGCCCTTCTAACTTAGCAGTGCTCAAAGTGCTTAAGTCCATTGCTTCGTTCGAGGCTAAGTCCTCGAATACATAAGTAACTATCTCAATTGATTGCAGCTTAGATAGCGGTTGGGGTAGTTTATTTAATAAGTTGATCTGAGATGCAGGAGCGTTAGCAGAACTAAGGTCTGCCTTTCCTATCTCTACCCCTTGATTGAGGTCTACTAATAAAGTGTATGTTGCGTTCTCGGCCATGTTACTCTCTCCATTTGTCTTTTGGGCATTTTATGGATTCAAAGAGGACTTTTTTATTCGTGTAACAGCCACAAGATTTACACCTCTTCTTCTCCGCGTTGTAGTTCTCGCAGGTAACGCAAGCCTGGAGACGTTCTTTAATTACGTCATTACTTGCTCTTACTTTACCTGTTTTAGTATAATTTGCAATAATTCCGCCTAAATCCTTGAATAGATTTTGGGCTTGTTCGTGTAAAGGTGGTAGTTCGTCTTTCATGTTAACATAAAGGTAGTGGGTTAGTTCCGTCTGTTGCTGTGAATGTATCGAAAGTTACTGTATCACTGTACGCTGCGCCTGTAGTATAGAAAGCGTTCACTAGAGATATGCTTGTTAAAGTTCCTGAGTTAGTAACTGTAGTACTGAGCGTTCCAGAGGTAGAAGCCACTGTAATTGTACTACCTGTCCTTGAGATTGTTGCTGTAGTACTTGCTGATACTGAGCCTTCTGTTTGTACAGTAGGGAAGGGATACGATATATAGCCACCGTTATTAGATGTAATATTAGAGTTCTGTATCCCTGCTTCGTACTGTGTACCGCCTACTATTAAAGTTAAATAGGCTGCTGACTCTTGAGATGCACCTGGGGTTCCTACATTAGATATAGCTACCGATACAGCGAAGTCTCCCGATACTGGCTGCGCGAATTGATTAGCTGCTATTACTACCCGCCCTGTATTTGCAGATACTCCCACAAGGTCTAAGGCGTTAGAAACAATAGCTATAGAACTTGAACCAGGGGTCGTATTACTCCACCTGCAATCATAGTTAGCATCACCTACAGAGCCTGAGTTATCCCCTGTCCCTCCGAAGTCATCGTTAGCATCTAGGCAACAACAACAGCAGTCCGCTGAGGTTGCTATGCTTGAGCCTACTAGTAATACATCTGTTCCGTTTAAGTATATAGCCATATTAGCACGCCGTTGTGTCTATAAGTTGCCATACACCGCTTACATGGCCTAGAACTTGGGTTTTTGTTTTGTCGCCCGAGATCCATTTAATCGCAGAGGTGTCTTTGTCTTTAACTATAATCTGAGGCTCAGAAGATCCTCCACCCGAGAAAGATGTCAATGCCTCCAGGAAATCAGTGAATAAGGCCTTCTCGTTGTCAACCGCGGCTGTTGTCCCAAAGGCTATATAATCAGTCGTGAGTACTGGAGTCGCTGTACTTAACTCCATGATATCGAGGTTCAATGTTCTGCCACCTGTTATAGCAGATGAGTTTATACCTGCTCCAGCTAAAACAGGCGCTAAAGATACTGTATCTACGCCAACTTGACATAGGCCCATTCCTACGGCTTCCATATGAGCTCCTGCTAACGCATCCGCATCTAAAAGTAAACCATTCGCGGACAGTGCAAGAGTACCACAGCTAGAGTCAAGTTTTACCATTAACTCGCAATTAGTACCAGTTCCAGTAGTGGTTAAGCCTCCATTCGAATAAAGGTCTACAGAGATCTCATCACCTGTACTGATATTAATACCACAGCCTTCAGTATAAGTGAACCCTGTAGCGGTTACTTCTAAAGTATCACAACCCGTTCCAGTAGTATTTACACCTATACCAGCTCCAGCTATATCATTTAAGTCTATCTCTATATTGTTAGCGTTTACATCTATTCCACAACCGCCTACTATATCTAAAGCGCATCCAGCTCCAGCTACTAAACCAGCTCCTGCTAGTGCTGCGTTATCTACCGTTATATCATTAGCCGCTACGGTTAAACCGCAAGAAGATACTACTTCCAAAGGTTGACAACCTGTGCCAGTGCTAGCTATTAAACCAGGACCTGCTAGAGCCGCTACATCTACGTCTATATCATTAGCGTTCACAGTTATAGCACAACCTGCACCTACTGCTAGCTCACATGTACCAGTTCCGTTTGTTAAACCTGCACCAGCTAAGGCAGTCCTATCTACAGCGATATCGTTCGCGTTCACGGTTATTCCACACCCTGCGCCTATATCTACAGAGCATGTAGTAGTTCCTGTACCTGCGACTAAACCAGCTCCTGCTATATCTGCTGTAGCTATATCGAATGTTAGGGTAGTAGTTGAAGCCGTACCTGTATTAGTAGTAATATCTATACCACAGCCACCAGTAAAGAGTCCTGCGTTACTATTCGCATAACCAGGCTTAAAGAAGTCTTCTGTGAACCTAGTCTTAGTCTCTATAGGTGTGATATCATATATTAAGTACTTAGTTGGCGAGCCTACTGTATCCGCGCTCTTGTGCGCCTTGTATTGTACTAAAGGGATATAAACCCATATATCGTAGTCATTAGGCCCGTATTGAGTACTCGTTATGGGTGAGGTGTTCTGGTTAGAACCATCTGCTGTCCTGTATCCGTCCGATTGTACAACCCCACCATGTACAGCTGTAAATGTATCTGAAGGCGGTATAGTGAAGCAATTAGGGTAACCCGCTGTAGTAAAGCCGTATTCGGCATTAGTAGCTATTGTCCTAGCTGACCAAGTAAAGAATAAACCTATCTCTCCAGATGTAGCGTCCGCTGTAAAGGTTGGAGTCGTTACAGATGAAGCTGAGAACTGTATATTTCTTCCAGCTCTGTTATAATGTAAACCGTTACCGCCTGGGACATCTAGACTTACTGAAGGGAACGCTGTCTGGAGTGATACCATAGAGTCATAATAAACAGCCCCTGACCCTTGGAGGATCTCTACAGCTGTTCTATCATCTGAGATATTATAAGACCACGTATCGGACCCATCTTTAGGCAATCCACCTGTAATAAACCAACGCTGACCCCAGTTATGTAAAGGTATACCTAAATCCTTGGACTTGATCTGATTTATCGCTGAGTCTAGCTCTACTGGCTGATAAGCGTTATCGAGCATCGAGACCGTTACAATGTCCCCTACTTGATACTTAACATTAAGAAAGGCTATGAGGTAATCAAAAGTATTGCTGAAGGGTTCGTATAGAGAGCCACCGCTCCAAAGGCCACCACTATCTGGACCTAATGCGTTGTCTGTGAGCTCTGAGACCTTCTTCCACGACATATCGCCGTCAGTCTCATCGAAGTACTGTACAACCTCTTCTGCTTGGTACTCTACAAAACGTTGCCCTTTAACGCCTACTTCTTCAGCTGGTTCTATTATAGCTGTTATAATAGCAGTCTTAACGAATGAAGGGACAGATATCTGAGAGTTATTGAAAGTCGGGTTCTCTGATATCTGACCGTTTATTTGTTGACGCATGAAAGCTGTACTCATGTAGTCGTACTTAGTCGCGTCAGGGATGATTTTTTTATTATTTGGCATTATGATTGATACGCTGTTTTATCTACAACCTGAGAGGCTATAACTTGTTTAGATACTGTCATGTCTACCTGACAAAGATTCCCTTTAATATTCCTTATGTCTACGTTCTCGTGCTGCCATGTCCCTTCCCAAATCTTCCCGCCTGATGAGTCATCTTTTGAGTGCTGTAGCTCTATGTCGGTCATGTACCCGTTAGAGTTAATGAATAGATTGTCGTAGTCCCCTTGTGCGCCTCCGACCAGAGCAGGGTGAGCCGCGTCTGTTCTCATGTAGAAATAAAATGAAAGATAGCTCATCCCGTAGTTAACCATGAATTGAGATGTAGCGGTGTCTACTAAAGATATCATCTCAGGAGGCTTAAGCCTAGGCCATACAATCTTATTTGACTTAAAAAACGCAGGATATACCCCGAAATTCTTGTATTCAAAAGGAGCGTTCTCGTCGTTAGGGTTAACTACCTTTATTTTACCATTAGGTCGTACATCTCCTAGAAATGGGTCAATTCCTGTCTGTGTTCCTATAATTGACATATTACTCTCCTACTATTCCTTTTAGTGATAGTTTAATCTCTCGTACATCTTCTGGGATTTTGTCTAGCGCGAAACCTATATTCCTTATGAACTCGTTAGAAAGTATACCTCCGCCTTGTACGGACTCCCTTGTAGCTTGTAAGCCTTGGCCTAACGCTTTGGCGTTCTTACCTGTTATAGTCCCGAACATGTCTCCTAGTCCAGATTCGTTGATTAGCTCAGATATCTCTTTTATAAGTTTAGCGACTTCTGTTAATGCTAGTATGATATCGTCTAACTCTACATCTTGAAAAGCTTTTTTCAGGAGTATAGCTAACTCGTCGGCTGCTTCTCCTACTGACTTAAGTAAATCAGGGAACTCTTTATTGGTTAGCATTTTATCAATAAATTCTGTGGCTGATTTCACCAGTTTCTCGTAAGCAGGGAATGTCTCAGAAGATATAACACTCTTAAGCTTCTTCATACCAAAACCGAACTCAGTTATTTGATCGTTCATGCTTTCAGCGACATCTACCTCTTTCTGAGATATAAGGAAATTCTTATTAGAGCTAACGCGCTTCATTATCTTATCTATTGAACCCTCGCCCTCACTCAAGGCAGCTACAAAATCAGCACCAGACCTACCCAGTATTTTGTTAGCTAGAGCTAGTTTCATTTGCTTATCTGGTATCTTCTCAAGTGCTTTTAGTACTGTTAAGAAATTGTCAAATGTATTAGCACCAAAAGAGCTCTCATCTAGACCTAGTAAAGCGAACTCCTCTTTAGCAGCAGCTAGACCCCTCTTGAGATCTAGAACCTTTGTTCCTATTCCTCTAAATGCTCCCTCTACGCCTTTTAGGCCTACGCCTGAGAACTGAGCTAATAATTGGAGTTGTTGTAGCTGTTCTACTGTTAGCTGTAACTTTTTCGCTGTTTTACCTAATTCGTCATTAGTTTTAGCCACATTTGAAGCCATCCTGACGAATGCAACAGAAGCAGCTACACCTACAGCAGCTATAGCGATTCCTACACCAGCTACAGTAGCACTTAAAGCTTTCATCCTACGATTGAACTTAGCTGAGTCCGCGTCTATTTCTACTTTTAATTTAGTCCTTGGCATTCCTTAATTCTCCGAAACCTTTTATTAGGTCTGTTATCTGTTCAGCTTCTTTTACTGTATGTTGCTTCTTACCGCCTGTTGCTTGTACTTGATGGTTAACAATCATCCTAAAAAGCAGTGCTAGAGGCATCTTCCATATTATATAGTCAACATCCGATATATGGTACACTGAGCACATAACAGAGATTATATTAGCTATACTTTCTGCCGAGAAGCCTTTTTTTTTGAGACTGTACCAGTCCCTTCAGAAGCTGGCATGCTATCAAGTACTTCTGTGATCTCATCAGTAATAGTCAAAAGCCCTTCTAGTACTTCCATCATGTCTAGGTGTTCGAACTTCTTAAAATGCTCGTTAGCTGCGTTCTCGAACTCTATTTCGAGATCATCTATATCATCCTCTAAAGATTCCATTCTTTGAAGATAGACTGGATTCCCCTTACTTAGATTAGCGTACTTCTCTAGACGGGCTTTCTTCTGTCGTATCCGTTGTAATGGATACATAGCTAAAGGGCCTTGGTCTAAGATATACACAGCTTGTATAGTACTGTCATCATCCATTGTAGAGGTCCCATCTTCAGCAGGGAAGACCAAAGGGTTCTCTGCTTCCATTAATAGCTTAATATGACCTAGACAAGCGGAGACAGAAACGTCTCCTATGATGTACTTCCCCGATATATCGGCTAATGTCTCCATACCGTCTACTATATCGTAGTGCGCTACATCATCTATGAGCTGTTTCTTGAGCTCCGCTGTAAGTGGTACTTGTGTTTCCATAAAGTTTACTCCATCGTTTTAGATTTATTACGAGCCTAGATTAGGGTAATAAATACCTTCGAAATCAATACTCTTGAATTCAGAGTTAGATTTGTTAATAGTGCTGGAGGTGATATATATACTTCCAGGTGTATCGCCATCAGACAGCGTAATAGCTGTGCCCGTTCCCACCTGACTATCTGGTGAGTTCAGATCGGCAACGAATAAATATGTGCCACTTACAGTTATTAGCTTTTGTGAGAAAGCAGCCCCAACCACGTCACCGTCACCGTCGATTGCGCGTGTTTCTTGTACTGCCTCATTATAAGACAGGTTCTGGATTAAGCCCCAAGTGTCATCCGTTATCCCAAATTCCAGGGTGCTAGTTCCTATCGTAACGTCAGCCATAATAGCCTCCTTTTGTTATTTCCACTCAGTAGGATTTATTAGCCTACCTATATGGAGTTCGTTTCTGTTCATCCTATAAATCTCTTTTCCCCAAAGCCATAGCTTAGAGGTCTTCTTTCCGTTCGTACAATCAATATAAAGCTTATTCACGTACACAACCGCATGTCTAGTAAAGATGGCTCTACGTGGAGCTATAACGATTATACGGGCATCTGGGTGATCTTCAGAGATACCTGAGAAGTACTCCGCTGCTTTATTAGAGCAATCGTTTACATTCAAGATGTACTTCTGTGCTACGACCTCTTTTAGTAAAGCTGGGTTAGGTACGCTGAAGAATAGTAATAAAGATAGCATTATTTCAGATCCTTATTATAGATTGCTGTTATCTGGGATTGTGTAAGCGTAGATGTGTAATACTGAACGTCGTCTATTTCGCCATCCCAGTAATCTTGTGAATCCCTTCCCCCTATATTGTATAAAGTCAATTCGCTAGTTTCATTGATAGCGCCAGTACTTGATTCTGTCCCATTTAGATATAGACGGAAATTATCTGAACTATCACGGGTTATAACCAAGTGAAACCAAGTATCAAAATTCATATTGGGAACTGTAAAATTATTATTAATAACTCCCTGCGCCCTTAATAGGATAGTTGTTGAATTGGTGCGGTATATAAAATCAGTACTAGACCCGCCCAATATTACTTGATTGTTCGCGTTAGCATTGATCCACATAGACCAAGAAGCTGCCCCTGTAGAGTTCCCTGTATAAGCTCCACTAAAGTACTGGTCCACACCATCGAAAGCAGCTACATAGCCCCTTGTCGCATCGTCTGGGTTCGTTACAGCGTTGTTATTCGTAAGGTCTGTACCGCCTGAAGAATCCCCTAAGAAGTCTGTTGAAGCGAACTTATACCTAGCCTGTACGGTTAATGGGTAGTCTATCATCGTAGCAGTAACTTCTTGCTGTATATCTCTTCTACGGATATTATTAGTATCCCCATCCTGAGAAGCTGAACCCCAGAAGACTCCGTTATCGTATACAAGCAATTGAGGTGATTCTGCGTTAAGCTCGTCAACTATTGTCGCAGAGGATAAAGTCCCTCTTATCTCATTTCTTAAAGTGTTAACATCTGCCCCGTCTGTATCGACTCTCTTAGCGGTCATACATGATACTGAGACTAAAGCCGGAGTAGCTAAAAAGGTATTATTAAAGATAGGATTCGTTGAGACGTTATCAGCGTGGACTACTATTACAGGGTATACTTTATCGTTATCTGCATCTCTCCATCTACGGACAGGGATACTGTTAGCTGTGATATAAGTATTAGCCTCAAGTAAAGCTATATAAGCATCTTCTAGCATTTCTTCTATGTCTAGTGAAACTGTCACTATCGCCTCCAGACTCGTTTAAGTATCTTACCATGTCTCTTGAGTTGCTTCTCTGCTTTAACTTCCATTTGTATTCTAGACTTAGCTAAGATGTTAGCTGGAGGGGTATTCTTTCCCCCTTTGTCTAGATAACCTATATAATCAATAGCGTTAGTTAGGACAGCTACTGACTTATTAGAACGTACTTTATTCTGTACAGTTGAGCTTCCAGGAGGTAAACGTCTATTAGTATTAGTCTTCTTCCCGAAGTTAGGGAGCATCTGATACCAAGCAGCCTTAGCTAGCCCTCTACCCTTGATCTTCTTGCCGTCTTGATCCCTAGGCTGTGCTAAGGGAGTATTCTTCCCTAGAGCAAAGATATACGATATAGGGAGCTCTTTAGCTAGATCCTTTTGCATAGACCTACCAGCTCTTTGGATATCTTTCATCTTTCTATCAAAGCGTTGTTTATTTTTTATCTTAAAAGCCATTATAGATCCGCGTACTCGTCTTCGAGTTTTACTCTCATGGTTGCTTGGACTGAATCCTCGACTACCTCTGTTATGGTGTACACTACTGAGGAAATAGTGCACGTGGACTCGTTAGGGGTAGGTACTGTTGTTAAATCGTCGTGATTGAATCGAACCCATCTCTCGACCTCGTTTGACTCTCCTTCGTCTAGGAGCTCGTTGGTCTTCTTCTGGGATTGTTGCATTACAGCTGAAGTGATAGTCTCGCCATCTATGATAACAGTAATCGCCATACCTTGAAACTTAGCTATACAGGCTGCTAGATCATCTCTTATCTTTTCTTTTGTAATCATTCTCTCTTCCTAAAAATAAAGAGGGAACTAGTGACTAAAACGATGGAGTTTTAAATGGTCCACTAGTCCCTCAAATTACTTCACTTATTTACCGAACTTTCTTAATACCTGCAGTAACAACTACAGAGTCAAAAGTAGGACTTGTTCCACCGATAGTCTGGACAGAACGGATGTACTTATTTACTCCGCGTGTATCAACAGCAATACTTTCATTGCTATTGGATGCTGTTACAGTAGTAAAAGTAGCTCCTGTAACGTCAGCGTATGTACTGTCATCAGCAGAATCTTGAATCTTGCATGCGTTAGTAGGAGATGTTCCACCTACAGTTCCACAAATAAGAGTAACCTTAATTTTACCTTCGTAAGAACTGATATCTAGACCAGTTCCAGTGGCTGTAGAAGTATGTACATCTGGTTTGTCCAGATCTGCTACAGTGATTTCGCCATTAATATCTATACTCATAATTAATTATCCTTTTTTTGAGTTGATTTAGATTTTCGTTTAGCCTTAGCTTTAGATTTAGCTACCTTTTTAGGAGCTTCTGCCTCTATAATAGGAGTTATAGATACAGGAGCTTCTTGTACAGGCGCTTCGTAACGTTTAGCCTTGCCAGTACGTTCAAGCTGTCTAGCAGTGCTTTCTGTCACGTCAATAACCTCCCCGATACTAACGGGGCGGCTATTAGCGCATGTATTTTTAAGTATTTCAATCTTAACCATGACTGGACCTATTATTGATTACCAGCGTCAGTACTAAGACAGAAGCTTTCACCGTGGCGAACTGCTACGTCGTGCTCTGAGTTAACAATAATACGAGTCTGGTTCTGCTCAGCGATTGTATTTGGATCAACCAAGATACTCATTCCGCCCCATGATCCTAGAATCAATTGAGAGAAATCACCGAATAGAACTCGGTTGTTATCCATCTGTTGAGATACCATTGCTGGGTAACCGTTGATCTCGTTATTTTCCCATAGGTAACCAGATACAGCAGCAGTCTTAAGAGTAGCTTTTAGAACAGCTCTTGTCTGTGCAGTGGTTACGAAGTTAAACGAACCGTTATCAGCGTTATCGATAGCTACGAGCTCTTCAAAATCAAGCATCTTAGCCCATGTTGGCGTTGTCGAGAACGTCACTGTATTGAGCCCTGTCGCCAATGAGATACCTTCTGGCTGTCCTGAGACTCCCGAACCGAACAAACTTGCCAGGTCGAGCGCTACAGCTTGATCTTTAGCGATATCATCACGGATCATAGATTCAACATCTAAAGAACCCTGTTGTACTAATTGCTTAGATACATGAGTTCTAGAAGCCAAACGATGAGGTGAAAGCAATACATTACCTAATGTCATATCTGAAGCTGTCACAGCTGCAGTCTCATCTAGCCAATAAGCAGTAGTAGCACCAGTAGTCTTGGGAATAAGAACGTTACCTTGTAGGCCGCTTAGGTTACGAGCACCTAAAGCAGTAGTAACAAGCTTATTACGCAAGAGTTCAATCATGCTCATTCCAGCGTTATCCTCATCAACAAGTACACCACCTGTACTGAAAACTTCCGCTTCCATTACACGTTTAGCGTTCTGTGCTTCGTAAGGTACGTGGAACTCGCCAGCTGCTAGGCTGTGGTTAGAACGCTTAGAGATCTCATCAGATACCTCTGCTTCAAAGCCTTGTACACGGCCAGTAGTAAGAACAGAGTTAATAGCACGAGCTATAGAATAGCTTTCTGTTTCTTTCTTGCTTAGACCAATTTCACTTTCAACTGTAGCAGAAGGTGCAATAGGTTTAACACTATCTTCACCGAATTTACCACGTAGAGCATTAAGTGTGAACTCGTCAGCACTTAGACCGTTATTGATTGCATCGTTGTAGATCTCATCAGATACACTGAACTCTGCTTTAAGATCACCGATAGAACGTACACGATCTGCTTCAGCCTTACGACCAGCCTTACGTGCTTGCTCTTCGATCTCTTTTACATTAATTTCTTTTTCTTCCATTTTAGGAGATTCCTTAATTTCTATTTCTATTTTACGTTCTTGTTCGACAGATGTGTCGAACTGATCTTCATTAGAGCGATTTATATTAGGATCAGCTGGTATAGAAACAGAGGACACTTCAAAGCCTGTCCAATCCGTTACTCTCCAGATTACCTCATCGCCCTCTTTTTCTCGCTTAACCTTGTTGACTGAGTACCCTATAGAGATACCTGATCTTATGCCGTCGAGATAATCCTGATATATTTCCTCACCAAGTGCTGACTTAGAGAAGCGGACAGCCCCCCGCATCACGCCATCGCTTAGAGCGTAGCTTTCAATCTTGCCAATTTGTATATTAGGGTCATGGTTAAGAAGAAAAGGAGCGTTGTGCATTCTTTCGAGGTTGACCGCCTCTGGAGAATGATCTAATAATTCCATTCCTACTTCACCATTAAAGCTTCTTTGCACTTTGTACTCTGAACTAAATTCAAAATCAATAGTTCTAGTATCTACGTCTTCAGGAAGGCTTATATTAGCCTCGCGGTAAAAAGTACCCGTCTTTATAGTTTCTTTTCTGTATTCGTCCATTTTATGTCCTTCGTTGTGCATTAAGTGTACTTTACACTAAAAGTTACATTTTTGCAACTTTTTATGCTAATTTTTATTAGTTAATCTAAAATATTATGTATTTATAGTATCTCTACCCATGAAACTGTCCCCTCGTCCCATCTGTAGGCTATCTGGAGCTTGAAGCCGTACTTTCCATCATCTGGGTAAGATATTGGTGTATCCCAGATTTTTAAGTCGTCATCCCATACCCAAGACGCATAGCGTTTTGGTGGTCTAGGCACTGTCAATTGATACTTGCCTTCTTTCCTGCCGCTTGTTTGCTCCATCCATACTTCAATATCGATGACCATATCAGGGACCCATGAACACCTAAAGCTATCTAGGCACGCTTGATTGCTGCTGATTATTGTCACACCTTCAGCTGGAATTGTTTTGCTTCCAATGACAGTTTCACCATTCTTTAATATTACACCACATTCAAGTTCGCTAAATTCTAAAGTTTCCCCTGTTGTATCTAAGCATGCAATTACTGTGCAATACGTTGCTGCAAGATTCTCTTCTGTGAATTCGAACTCTTCGGTCGTTCTGTTGTATTTTATATTTAGCTTACTCATAAATTTTATACCTTATCATACATTTGCCACTGCCACCGTCTGCCCCATCTGCGAAGCCTGCTGGCTCTCCCCCGCCTCCAGCGCCAGATCCTGTATTAGCACTAGCAGAGTTGCCATCTGCAGCTTTAGATCCGTTAGCACCGCCGCCTTGGCCACCTGTTCCAGGCACCCCGCTGCTTTGGCGAGCACCGGCACCACCACCTCCACAGTAGTATTCAAGAACTCCCAGTATTGTAGTTGATAAACCGTCGCCACCGTCTCCAGCAACATCTGGTGAGCCGCTGTTGTCTCCATCAGCACCTGCCTGTGAAGCACCGCCCCCACCGCCTGCGACAAATGCTTCGCCTGAGCCCCCATCGAATCCAGCTAAACCAGTACCACCAGCATTTAAGCCCGAACCACCGCCATTCGCACCATCGCCACCTGTATGCGGCCACAGC